TTGCCATCCAGATCAAACACCTGAATGGAACTGTTGGTGATGACAGACAGATACTCCTCAGATTGATCCCTCAAGATCGAATGGATAAAAGCATCTCCAAAGGGAGTTGCTGAAACCTTCGCCAACGTCCGGGTGAAATCACGCTTGCGCAAGCCTTCAGCAATTGAGCTGACGGCATTGACCTGAATCGCGCCCTGCGTCGGATCCCTTTGTGCGTCCGGCTGTTGGCTTACGCCCTGGACGAGTGACGGGATCGTGTAGCTGACGAGATTAGCCAACGTAGCTTCCTCCAAACATTGAACGACGCAGACCCTGCTCAGCGCTGTAGGTCGGCATCGGCCCAGAGAACGGGCCGCCAGTCAGTGAATTCGGCTGCGACTGTTCCATCTCCACTCGCATCAATTCAGTCATCGCTGCCTGCTCATCAATGGCGGTGTATTGCACCAGCGAGTCAGATCCGAGCATTCGAGAAGCAAACACTCGCGCCGCTCGAATCGTCGTATAGCGGTTGTATGCCTCTGGAGAGTCATCCCAGGACAGCAGCCAGATCACGTCAGCCTTGATCGGTGCGTCGGTGTCTGGAATCTTGAATGTCTGCTCTTTCCGGTCGTAAACCCTGGTGCCACGCAGCTGATAGCGACCGTCGTAGCGGTAGGGATCAACCGTCCACGACAACACCTGAGCAGAGACATCGATCTCTCCGGTCTGTACGTCGCGGTCAAAGGCGTAATCCGATTCGCGGTTCCATGACCAGCCGCGAGTTTGAGCCTCTTTGTGAAATTCCAGCAGGGTCAGTTGCGCCATTCGGGCGTCTTGGATCTGCTGATCCTCCAAGCTCGACACCGGCATTTCGCCAATGTTCATGAGCAGTGTGTTCACGGCCTCCAGCAGCGTCGTGCGCCCCGGAGTGGCTGACTGCATGGACGAACCCATTTCTGATGTGCACAGGTGCTGTGCTCATGTTACGGCGGCCAAAAAAAGGGGCCAGCTTCCGCTGACCCGCAGTTCCACTTTCTGGATGAAGCTTATGCGCTGACGCTGATGTTCGCCGCACACTCAGCGCGAAGAACACCCATCCCGAGACTCTGACGAGCCACCAAAAGCGTGGATTGATGACTCACGTTCCAATCTCCGCTTGTCACCTGCAGTGCAGGGGAGAGCAGTGACAGGACACCCATGCAATCACCGTGGAACACAAGACCTTTGCAGTTGCTCAGGTCTTGTGCGTATTCGGAATTATTGTCCCCGGCGACTAGCGAGTAGTCGGCTTGGGTGACGTGGTTTGAACGCAGGATGGGAATGCCGGCAATTTGCAGAGTTTTACCTTCTGCAATCGTGCCGTTGGCGCCATATCCACCAGCAAAATCAGCATTGATAGCTCTGGAAGATTGGGTGATGGCGTAGTAATCCTCAGGCCCAAATACGGCATACATTCCTGAGTCAACAGGAACGTCCTTCTTTTCCATTTCGATTCTGCAATCGAAGATGGCGTTCACAAGCGCATCGCCCTTTTCTTGACGAGTTGCAGAAGCCCCGGTGTAGTCGGTTCCGAGGGTGACAGAAGTGCCCGTCCGACCAGTGTTGATGGTCTTGTTCAGCGGTTCAGTTGTGTTTACTGAAGCGGCATAAACAATGCGCAAAGCCCTGCGGTCCCACTCATATGCTAAAGCCCTTCCGAGCTCCCTTGTTATTTCTTGGCGTGCCGGCCAATAAGCCATCAGCTCATCAACTTCCGCGATCGCGGCATCTGCCACCATCAAGGAATCTAGGTTGAGAACACGCTCATTTAGCGCGGAAGGATCGTTAGTCCCACCTGTCAGCTCGGTGCCCGGTTGGTGGTAGGCACTTTGTTGCTTTCCGGTGATAGGAAAGGCCATAGATTTGCCTCCCCTAATGTTTCTTTCTTTGACCTTACCTTTCATCACACAGTATTCTTCAAAAGCAGAAAGTACCTCAGCACTTCCTAATTTCAAAAACAGTGCTTTGTAGCCATCTTGAGCAGTAGCACCAGCGGCCCATGAGCCACCAGTGCCTTTGATCTGGCCTACTCGTTTGAGATCAGCGTCAGCCATGACGGAAGAATTGATTGAAGTTTGCGGTTAGGCAACGCAGCTTTCTCAATCCTCTCGGTTATCCCCGCAGGGGCCGATCAGTTGCAGATGTGCAGAACACCTGCGATCAATTTAACCAAAGACATCCGAATTGTTCATCAGCTCTGCATATTTGCGCTGATATTCGGTGTCCACGTCATACAGACGGCGGCCCTTGGAGTCCCGCTTGTTCATGGCCTCCAGCGCTTCTGCCTTGCTGTTGAACCTGCGCTGGGTTTCTGCTGGTGCCTGACCGCGAATCAGCTTTGGCTCTGATGGTGCAGCCGGAACGCTCTTGGCCTGGATCGCTTTTAACGCCCAACGAATGGCCTGTGTGTTTCCAGAATCCACAACAGCGTTGTAGTCAGCCAGCTCTGCCTCAGTCAGGCCGCCACCATCTCTTGCCCATTGGCTGAGCCTATTGAATTCAGCCTCACCGCCAATTTCGTTTTTAATAACCTCCTGCTCGGCGTCACTCAATGGCCCTGCTTCAGCCTGACCGGCCTGAGCCTTGGCAACGTAGTTCTCGACAACCTGCCGGGGAACGCCAACAGCCTGAGCCAGTGCGTCGTAATGCTCGCTGATGTCACTGCCGTTGTCGGCCTGCCACATCAGATCAGCCATGTCCAGGCCAGCCTCACCAACAGCATTCACAATGTCGTCGCCGTAGATCTGGACAGCCTGCTCAGCTGTGTAAGTCTGAGGTTGCGAGGGCGCAGCAGAGTCGGGACCGGACGCCTGGCTCTGTTTTTTCTCCAGCTCCTGATACGCCTTCAGCAGGTCATCCTGTGAACGGAACTTGCCGCCAATCAGATCTTCACCGGGATCTGTTTGAACAGCAGGAATCCCTTCCTCTGGTTCACCCATCAGCTGCTTGGCCAGCTCTTCCTGGCCGGGGGCAATCAGCCCCTCAGCGCCTTCGAACTGTGGATCAAACCCAACGGGAATTGCTTGCTGTGGAATCAGGTCAGCCATTTTCTTCAGGTGGTGTGTTCATTTCTTGGACGGTCTGAGCGGCTGCTGCAACTCCCTGAGGATTAGCTGCCAGTTGTTGCTGCATTGCCTGCTGCATTGCTTGTTGCTCTTCAGCTGCAATCTGCTGCTCTGACTTCACCAAACCTAGCGGACTTATGCCCATTGAAGAACTCAGACGCTTGATCAGCTCACTGTTGTTCAGATACTTGGCCATGCCCTCTGGTCCGATCGATTTCTGGAGGATTTCGATAAACCGAGCCGTCTTCTCAAGATCATTGCCCCGGCCGACACCAGCCAAACCAACGCTGACCATTGGCTGAACGAGACCTTCGGGAAGCTTCTGCATTCCTCCCTTCCGCATGTAGAGATCAAGGCGTCGTCTGATGTATGGGGCTTGGAATTCACTGGTCAAAATTGCATACACGTTCCCGAGGGATTGCTCCGTGGCGAGTGTACTAATTCGGACTTCTTCGGCTGTAACGCGCTCAGCGTCACGCATTTCGGCCAGCATGAATGTTGCGGCCAAGCGTTGTTCAATTCGCTGCAATGCCTGATAAGCAATTGCCACGTCCGATCCCTTGTCAGTACGCACAGTAAATACGTCCTCGGGATTACCTGGCAGATAGGCGCCGTTCGGCGCTTCCGCCAAGCTCTTGGCATTCACGATGCCGGAAGGCTTCACAAGATGCTTCACCTGCGCACTAACCAGCGCACACTCACTCACTGCCTGTGACAACGCTTCAGCGGTTTGGAGATCAGCAATGGCCGCTGATTCGATGTAACCAGGCCCATAACTACTGGCCTGGTAGCTAGCCATCCTGAGAGGAAGCCATGGCGATACTGATTTTCTGGATGATCCCCTGGTGCCCTCAATCTCCTGCTTATTGATCTCTTGGAACCACTCAACCGAATCACCTTCCCACTTGATGCAGGTATAAATATCGACGTTTTTTTGCGGTTCACCCGTCGGCATTGGATCGTTCGTATCCAGCAGCTGACCGTATTCATCTTTGTCTTTGCTCAGCTCATTGCGGATGCTCGCCGGCAACTGATCGATCGCCATCGTTTCCTTGACGACAGCGCACAATGGTTCCCCAATCGGGTCACGCAAAATCACATACTGATTCAACGGATAGACCCGCAGGCCATCCTCGGCGATGTGCATCAGGCAGTTGCCACCGACGACAAGGTGCATCAGTGCTTCATGCACCATCACCCGGTCATTGCTGGTTTCGATGCTGCGCAGAATCGACAGCTCCAGCTTGTTCAGCGACAGCTCAATTTCAGACTTGGCTGATGCAATCTCTTCCGGCGCCATACCGGCATCTGCCATCTGACCTTCTTGTTTTTCCATCTCCACCGGATCCAAGGTGAAACGGAAAAATGCTTCTGTCGGCGGAAGAATCGACATCAACAGCTTCGCACAGAGCGAATTGGTTCCGCGCTGGCCGATGCCGTTCCATGGCAGCCGAAACGCATCCACGTTCTCCATCGTTGGAGTGTTGGAGATCGGAATCAGATACGGGATCGTCAGGCTTGCTGACCGCCGCGCTCGATCGAGCCAGTAGTTCCTCTCAGAGGAGAGTTGATCGTAAATCGATTGAGCGCACTTCATGGTCAGATAGAGAGGTTGGATCCTGAACCGCTGCCGCTACCGGTTTGCCCGATACTCAGCGATGACGTGGTGCGGCGGCCGCCCTTGCCGCGTTTTTGACGCTTGCTGACTGTCGCGGTCTTGCCCTGCTTCCCCCCAGCGTTGGAAAGAATTCCCAAGGAAGACGACACCGCTTGGCCTGCTGCCATGCTTTGAGCAATGCTCTGTTCTGCTGCTGCCTGGCTGGCCAATGCCGCAGCTTTTGATGATGCTGCTGCTGCTGTCTGTTGCTGCTGGCGCTGTTGCATTTGAGCCAACCGCTGCGCCTGTTGCTGCCTGAGCCTTTGAACCTGCGCCTGAGAAGCCGCTACCGAGGCATCCCGCTGCGCCTGAAGCTCTTTACGTCGCTGCTCTTGCTGTTCCGCA